GTTAAACCAGTAGTCTACTACTTTGTTTAAGTTACCTACGAATGCACCTAATAATATAAGTAACATTTCTTTCCAGTTTTCAGCTATTTCTAACTTAAACATAACAGCTAAGTTAATACCAAATATGATAAAGAAGAATAAGAATAATACAATACCCGTAATCTTCCAACGGTTTGATTGCATTTGTTGTAACATGAAGTAAAATCGATTTTTGTCTTCTACTTTAACTGGCTCCGATTGTCCTACCAAGTTTGTGATTGTGTCTTTAATTTTGCTCATTTTAATAGTGGTGTTTTATTTTGTTTGGTTTGTGTTGGTTATAGTTACCTTTGCATCCATATTTTGGTTTGACCATAACAATGCATGAACTTAGTAACATGGTTAATGTAATACTTGTTAAAACTTTTTTCATATATTATTTGTACTTTACTACGTTTTGTGCTGAGTAAGTTCCTGCATCGTTGCCTAACATTACAGAATAAATACCAGCTGGTAAGTCGCCTAAATTAGCTTTGTATTGATATTTGCCTTCTGGTGTGCGTTGATTAGAAATTACTTCTACACACTTTTTGCCATTTAAGTCAAATACTCCTAATTGAATATTGCCTTCTTTTTCTACCATGAAAGCTATGTTAATTAAATCGTCAGTAGGGTTTGGATATACAAAAACTCTGTCGTTTTTGATTGTCACATGTCCACCACCAGAAACTCTCAACACTTGTACAATACCATTAGTTGGAGTTACTCTTAGATCTTTATGGTTAGCATCACCTGCAAATTTTAAAGTAGTGTATAAAGGACTTACTCCCCATTCTTCTTGTGGTTTTAAAGCTGTGAATTGTAATGTAATTACTTCTTGACCATCATGCAATAAAGCTTCATTTTTAGAGATGTCAAATCCACCCCAATCAACTTCACTGTTGTTAGGATTGATGTAAGATACCCATTTGCTGGAAGCTTCAGTTACTTGAATACCTTTAAACTCTAACAAAGTATCATTATATTTTAAACCGAATTGCAATGCACTAACATCAGTTCCATTAGTTAATAATTTTACTGGAATATTAACTAAGTTGCCTTGATCAACTTTCAATTTAGGAACATTTACTTCAATTGAGTTTGTTGGAAAATCATAATCAACAGTCTCATCAATTACGTTTTTATTAGCGTTTGCTGGATTAACAATTTCGATTGGAGTAATACGAGCCATGTGGAAACCAGTTCCGTTAGCATCTCCAAATCCTAATACATAGAAATTAACACTATCTACACCACCTGCAATGATATTATAAACAACATTTGTTACACCAGAAATAGTGCTTGTATAGTTTGTGCTAGATCCATTAATAGTGTTATATTCTGTTTGAGTGAAGAATCTTACATCAGGTACTGAATTAGGCCAAGCTGTAAATCTGCCAGCCAATCTTCCAAATACACCATAAACGTCAGATACTGTAATACTATTTGATCCGTTTACGTCAGCTGCATAATAATCAAATCCAGTTGGAGTTGCTGTACCTAATACATATTTGTTGATTTTAGCAGCATCTGCTGTAGAGATGATTGTGTTTGTTGTTAAAGTGTCACCTTTTACTGTGATACGTGCATTCCAATAAGTTGTATCGACGTATTGATTGAAAGCAAATTTACCTTGAGAGTCTGTGATTTGAGTATTAACTGTTGTCCAGGTAGATCCAGTTTTTGGTTTTTTCTCTAAAGCTACAATAATATTTTTAGATCCAGTTCCAGTTACGTTTGTAAATGTACCGTGGAATTTTAAAGCTGGGCGGATCATTGCACCACCATAGCTATGCAGTGATAAATTTGTATCTGCACCTGCTTGAGTAGCTGCATACTGCTGAAATGAAGTTGTGCCAGTCCATCTCATAGAGTCAATAGCTGTCAAGTTTTGGAATGTGCTAGCTGCTACGTGTGTAAAAGTAATTTCAAACACTTCGCCAGTAGGCAAAGAATAGGTTGTACTACTACCAGTGTATACTAATGTAATTGTAACATATCCACTAGCGTTTACATCATTGTATTGTAAGTCTAATGAAGAGTTTGCATTCACTAATGCTACTGTTGCACCACCAAATGCAGCTTTATCGTAAAACACTCTAAACTGCACACCAGTTGTTTTTGTGCTAGTGTTGTTTTGTAATGTTAAACGAACTTTTGTTACTCCTGCTGTTTGAGTACCAACTGCATAGTTAGTATCGATAAGTGCATAAATACCCGTTCCTGGAGCTGGAGGGGCTGATTGTCCATAGGACACTACTGTTGCTATTAAAGCAATGAGGGCTAAAATGTATTTTTTCATGTTTGGGTTGGTTTTATATCTTGTGTGTGTGTAACCAAACAGAACTACATATAAATATTACGAGATGTCTCTATACTCGCTATAAACCGTTAAAATTGGTTCAACTATTTCGTGTCTGTGATTTGTTTTTAAAGTGGTTACTTTCACCCCTTTAACGTTATCTTCTAGCTTGGTAAAGAATCCAATTCCAGAATCTTTTTTACTCTTTAAGTCTACTTGGGTTAAATCTCCGCAGAATACCATTTTGCCACCTTTACCCAATCGACCCATTACCATCTCAGTTTGAGTATGTGTAATGTTCTGACATTCATCAACAATTACAAAACTATTTGCAAATGTACGACCTCGCATAAACGCAAATGGAGCAATTTCAATATCTCCTTCAGATACCATTGTATCAATTTTTGGTTTATCACAAAGCATGTATAAATTTGCATAGATTGGTGATAACCAAGGATCCATCTTTTCTTTCAAGTCTCCTGGAAGAAATCCAATCTCTTCTCTAGCGACTGTTGGTCTTGTTATCACAATGCGTTCGATCTCTCTTTTAAAAAACATATCTAACGCTGTTTGACACGCTACTAATGTTTTACCAGATCCTGCTGCTCCTTTTAGAAGAACTACTGTGTTTTCGTAAATTAGAGCTTTTGCTGCTTTCTGCTCTTCGTTTAAATCAACCTTAAACTTTATTGGGTTTTTTGGTTTTCTTTTCTCGTAATTGCTAGTTTTTGACTTTGCTGTTTGTTGTTCCATAAATCTATTAAAACTGGTTATAACGTCTTTACTATAAATAGTTGTTCAAAACATCTTTCAATAAAAAAGCCCCTCTTTTGGAGGGGCTCTTTATTTTAATGGTTATTGTGATTAATATCCAGAGTTTAATCCGTGTACATACACTTTACCGTAGAACTCAGGACGAGTAACGATTTTCGCGTATCTAGTCATCACACCACGACGTGGAGTGAAGTTAGTCGGATCGTAAACTAAAGGAGTTAACATCAATGGAATGTAAGGAGCGTATACAGCACCAGTTTCCAAGAATTGGTTACCACGGAAGCCCATCAAGATAGTGTTTTCACTCATGTATGGGTTTTTGTAGATTGTGTAGCGACCAGTCATTGAACCAGCTTTTTGTACACCCATTGCATACTTCATTTTTTCACCATCACCATCTGTAGAATATCCAGGGATAGATTCTAAGATAACAGATACGTCAGGAGAAACAACTGCGAAGTTAGCACCACCACGTAAGGTTTTAGCGTGGATTTGAGCGCTTACTTTTTGCATTTTAGTACCTAAAGTAGCGAACCAAGCACCTTGTGTGTTGTAGTAACCATCAGCAGTAGCTGAAGTTTGAGTGAACAGTTGCTGCACTGTAGAAGTTGTTGTTTTTAGCAGACCAGTACTCAGTGTTAGTTGCAGCTGCAATCAACATGTCTAAGATCTCAAGATCAACTTCCATAGAAACGTACTCAGACAACATAGCTGTTAATTCAGCTTCAGCGTCTACGCTATGGTACGCATTTAAGTCTTGAGCAAATTCTGGAGTCCAGCTAGCTTTTAACTTACGAGTTTTAGCAGTAACTGGTACTGAACGCATTTGCAATTCAATTTCAGGGATGCTTAAAGTAGTCTCTGTACGGTTAGTAGAAGATACTGGAGCAGCTTCAAAGTCACCACGGTTGTCATTTGTTGGAGCAACGATGTAGCTAATTTTAGAAGAAGTTACACTTGGACCAGATGCAGTAGCGATGAAGATACTTGCAGTTACAACGAATTGTACGTTAGATCCAACTACTTTAGTAAATGCAGGGTAGTAATCAGTGTTTGCAGTCAAAGCAACTGAACCAGAGTAAGGTTGGAAACCACGTACTGCTAATTGGTCAGCGTCTGAAGGTAATGCAATTGTGAAAGTTCTGTAGTTGCTCAAAGAGCCAGTGTAAGCGCTATCGTGGTTAACATCAGCAACAGTTACAGATCCAGTAGTTGCTGTAGCAGCGTTACTAGAAGTGTAGTTGAATGAATAACCGAAACGACCAGCACCATAAAGACCGTCAGATGGAGCACCTGATTGTGAAGTGATACCTTGTAAAGTACCAGTTTGGTTAGCACCTTCTGGAGCGAAGCCAAATGGAGCACGGTTGGTACCATATTTAAAGTCTAAGTAGAATACTAGACCAGAAGGTAAGTTCATTGGCTGTACAGAAACAAATTCTTTAGCAGCAATTTCAGCGAACACACGACGGATTAAAGGCAAAGCCACACCAGTCCATTGTTCAAATCCTGAAGTAGCAGCACCAGAAGTAGTTGCTGAACCTTCTTTAATTAATTGTTTAGCTTGATTCTCAAGTAATACAGATACTGTAGCTTGGTCTTGAGCTTTCAAACCTTCTAACAAGCCAGATTTGGCCCATTTGTTAACTAGAACCTTGTTCTCATTGGTTCTGTTAACGTTGTTCAAGTTTTCGAATAAGTTCATTTTATTATGTTTTTAAATTTTATTTGATACCAGCAAGTTCTTTGAATCTGTTAACTTGTTCGTTACCTTCAGTAATGATGTTTGTTTTCTTGCTGGCTGCAGAAGCAAATCCTTCCATTACTTTAGTTTTTGCTGTGTTAGTTTTTGCAGGAGTTACTGTTGCTTCAGCTAAAGTAGCATAAATCAATTTAGTCTCACGTACACTCTTAGCACGGTCAAATGTTTCAACGATTTTTACTTTTTGTGATTCAGTTAAACCAGATTTGCGGAATAATTTGTTCACATAAAGTAATTTTGCATTTAAGAGATTAACCTCATTCAACTTAGTACGAAGATATTTAACGGCTCTGTAAGCTTCATTAAGCTCTTTTTCAGTTTCCATCATTTTTTTCTTCATTTTCTTAGCTTCAGTAGTAGGCTCTTCTTCTTTTTTAGCAGGTGCTTCCTCTTCGTCTTCACCTTCACGTAAAGCTTGAATCAACTCGTCAAGGTTAATTTCCTCGTCTAAGTCTTCATCTTCTTTAGGCTCTTCAGCAGGAGCGGCTTCTTCTTCGTCATCTTCACCTTCAAATAAAGACTCATCTGTCATGTCTTCATCTTCAGCAGGTGCTTCTTCCTCATCAGAACCCTCTTCTTCTTCAAGTTGGCGTAAGATTTCTTCTAAGTCAGCGTCATCTTCAGCAGGCATGTCATCCTCTGCAGGAGCATCTTCAGCTGGAGCTTCTTCTTTAGTTGGCTCATCTTCAACGGGCATGTCATCCTCTGCAGGAGCATCTTCGTCTTCGTAGATACCAGCTAAACCTTGCATACGAGCTACCTCGTTTGCATCTTCTTTGTTCTCTTCGCTACCCATTTCCATGTTCTCTTCTGTAGGCATGTCCTCTTCAGTTTCGTCGTCCATCTCTTCTTTGATTTTATGAGATAACATTGACTGAAGCTTTGGTGCAAATGCTTCTTCAAGAGCAAGTTTGGCATTAGCAAGAGCAGTTTCGCGTACGGCTTTAGCGTCAGCGATAGCGTCTTTTAATAGCTTGTTCATTGTTTGTTAAAAATTTTGTTTTTGGATTTCTGCGACTATTAGAGCCACAATTAGAATTTCTCGTAGGAAACACCATATAGAAGATGGTGTATTTGCAAATAAATATCTTGTAATAAACAAAAACACCCATTTTTGGTGGGTGTTTATTAAAATATTTTTTGTTATTTTAAAGAATGTCTTGGTAGTTTACGTGTATACCAACTTGGTCTGGAATTACGTTGACTTTCATGCCAGTCTTATCAGCTGATACTATTTCACCTTCGTTACCAGTAAAGGCTGCATCGTTGTACTTTTTAACGGCACTAATATTAAATTTAATCTTTACTTTTGGAGACTCTTCTTTTTTAGGAGCCTTTTCTTTCTTATCTTCACCATCTTTTTCGGCTGAAGCGAATGGATTGCCTCCACCGTCTTCGGCTTCTTTAAGTGGCATTAAATCAATAAGTTTTATCTTATTTAATTTCATAGTATCTAGATAGGTTGTGTCCGATTTCCTCGTACAGTGATTCTAATCTTTGTTGTAGTTTTGAAACTTCACCAACTGTTTTATCGAATTGCTTAGCACCTTCTTTAATTGCTTTCATATTACGTTTTACAGTGATGTCGTCAAACCACTCATCAGTTTCTTGTAGGGTAATCTTTTCAGCCTTATCTACTAACTCAGTGATTGCTTTTGCTACTCTCTTTAGATCCTCAGTTCTATAGATTGTTGCTCCGTATTCGTTGAATCTAGATACCTCTTGTAAAAAGGCAGCTTTTTCATCTCTACCTACTTTAGTTTCTTCGTTGAAGTTTTCTATTAATTTTTTAAGTTTCATATTGTTATTACATTACTGAGATAATATCTCCGATTATAGAATCTACTTTACCATACTTGGTTGTTGTTCTGTTTACTGACTCGTTCAAAGATGGTGCCATAAACGCTCCTTGTGTTGATGGATTACTTACTAAGTCCCAACAAACAATCTCAAAGTCATCCATAACTTCCACTTTACCTTCTCCAATTTGCTTTACACTACCCATACCTCTAGAGCTAATTCCTAAACGAATACCAGCTTTTAAAAGTTCTTTAGCAATGTTGCCTGATGGTGTTCCTAGGATTTCTAATTTACCCATAAGATCTTTGCCATCCCACCACAAATCAACAATGTTATGTGATACGTTTTGTAAGTTTACTACAGAGCTGTCTGGATGGTCTAACTCACCTAAAGCTCTTTTTTCAGCTACAAATACTTTTTTGTATTTTTCTGATTCTCTTTTTAATATAGTTTCTGGATACTCACGGCCATTTTGATTGGTAGCATCTGCTCTTTGCATCACTCCAGTCAAAATAAGTTTTCCGTTGTTTTTATCCAAAGACTCGTTTATCTGATCTGGTGTAAAGTTCAGAGTTCCAACAGAGTCTATTAGTAGTCTTTTGCTCATATTAATAAATATTACTTAAATATCTTCTTTAGGCCAATTACCAAATCTTGTGG